GGGAGCAACTGAAAACGGGATTGTTTCAATTAATACTTGTTTCATGATTTATTTTTTATCTAAATCGCCGTAGCCACTTGATTTATATTTTCCTTTTGGTGCTTTAGGTTCACCCATACCAACAGAATCTTTAGTGTATCCAATTCCTTTAACACCAAATGAAGCTTTTGTATGGTAATAGTTGATATCTTTAGCCATGTTTTTAGCAACAATAGCTTTTAATTCATCAACTGTTTTTTTAGCATTTTTAGGATCAGCCATTTCGGTTAAGTAACCTAATAAAAATGATTGACCATAAAGGTTATCAATGTTTTTAGGATCTTTATTATCGAATTGGTTTGCTAAATCTTTAGCTACTTCTGGGGCTGGTTTTTCGAATGTGTTTTGATCACCATATTCTTTTTTGTCCTTAACACCTACTGCTTCAGCAATATTATCGTTAAAAATCTTAAACCAATCTTTTTTAGCTGGGGTAGCTGTAATACCTTCAGAAAGGACACTTTTACCTTTCAAGATGGTTACAGCAGTATTGTAATCTGTTAAAGAAGTAATATATTCAGGAAATACACGACGAGCACTTTTTAAAAAGTAGTCTTTATTTCCTTTACCTTCTTTAATAAGGTCGTATTGTTGTTGTAATGTCTTTTCCATTTGTTATAAATATTAAGAGTAGAAAATTGCTGGTCCTCCTGAAAAAGAAGCACTAGTTACAAATAAAGGGACTGTAACTCCTGCGGGGAATGTAACAGCACCTAAATTACTACCATAAGCATCTATTAATGCTGAGAAGGTGATAGCTGCTCCGGCTACAGTAAAACCAGCATATGAACCAGTAATACTAGCTGTGGCTTTAACGGCTGTTGGATTTGCGGGTATATTTGCCATATTATTGTTTTTTAAATAAGTCTATTAAATCGTTTAAATAATCGTTTGCTAAATCAGTTCCATATACTACAGCAAATGAATTTGGATTAGCTCTATAATAATCCATAGTTTCATGTTTTGCTGATTGTAATAATGGGATTAGAGCATTTAGTTTTTTTTCTAATGTATCAAATCCTTCTAATCGGCTTGATATAAATTTTCTTTTATCAGGATCTGTAATGTTAATTCCATTTAAGAAATCTTCAGTATCTGTTGCTTCCCAAAGTTGTTTTACTTCAATACCTTTGGCTTTTTTGTTTAATTCTTTTTGATTAACTAATTTGTATTTGAAATCTTTAACATAAACATTATCTTTCACACCTTCAGGACCAGCAGCAGGACCAGGACCTAATGTAGCACCAGGACCTTCATTTACTTTTTTAAATCCAGCCTGTGTGTAAGCTCCATAAGTTGATTTTCTTGGAGACGGACCTGTATGATTTTCACCTTCACCACCAGAAACAAATCCTGAATTAGAACTTATTGATGACATTTCACCTAATAAGTTTTTAATTTGAATGTATTGTTCTGGGTATTCGTTTCTAATATGAGTTCTAAATTTATTAAATACTCCTCTTAAATCTTGAGCAATCAAAGCAATTTTAGGATCAGCTTTACCATCACTTGTTTTAGACAAGTTAACCATTGCCTCTAATGCTTGGTTTAATTCTTTTAAAGCATCTCCAAAGTTACCTAATTTAATGATTGAATGGCCAATATTACCTGTTTCTTTATCAATAGAAGATGTTTTAAAATATGTGCTTAAATCATCAGAAAAGAAATCATTAGTCATATCCATTTCACCAAAACGCTTTTCAATTCGTTTGATGAACTCAGGATCTAAATCCTTAGGTTTAACTACGTTTTCTTTTAATTTGTATTTAAAATTAGCCATTTGATTTAACAAGTTCTTCTAATAATGCATAATATTGTAACAAATTAACCAATTCATCATCTCCAACGTTTGATGTTTTACCCAATGGAGAAAGTAAATTAGCTACTTCATTTATCTTAATCTGAATTGCTTTATTAGTAACTTGTTCAGCTAATTTATTTAATTCTTCTTTAATTTCTCCAACTTTAGTATTGTAAAATTCTTTTAATTTTGGAGTTGAGTCAACCGAGTTGATAAATTCTTTTAAAACTAATTTTTGATTATCGCCCAATGATTCATATTTACCATTGAATTTTTCTAATAATACTTTATACGTTAAAATACGTAAATCTTTATCGTATGACTGGAATTCGGAAATCAAATCGTTTTCTACTTTTTGTTTGTTAACTTGTTTAGTAGTTAAACTTTCTAAAATAGCAATTTTATTTGAAATGATCTGATCAGGATTGGAAAGATTTTCGCTGTTGTAAATTTCGATTAACGTATATAAAGCAGCATGTGTTTTATAATTAGGAAGTTGCGTTTTGAAAAACTCATCTAAATTATAATACTTAGAAATTTCTTTAATTAAGTTGTATTTTTGTCTTTTTAATGTACCTCTGTTTAGGTTTTTAGACGACTCGATAACTGAATTAATTACAACTTCTGCTTTACCTTCGGTTAAATTCTTGTGTTTAGAGAGAGTTTCATATAATTTGTATTCTCTACCTAATTCTGTTTTAACAAAGTATTGTTTTAGAATATTGGTTGCCTTTGAATCCTTGCCAGACAATGTATCAGCAGTGATTTGTCTAACAAGCAATTCAAATAGAATTCCAGTATTCTTATACTTAGAATGTTTAATATTCATTCCTATAGGTTTTATTATAAATATATAGAGATTCTTATTCCCTTATTTGACTTTCATCTAACAATGAATCTTTCGGTTTATCTTCATTAAATGAAATTTTCTTTACGACATTTTCAATTAATGTTTTATTTTTAAGATAAACTTGCTTTGCTTCCAATGCTAATGGCGAATCACCTTTATATTGAGGGCGGATTGAATCAGATTCGTTATCATCATTTTTCATTCCTTTAGCACCTAATCTATCTTTACCGAAGTTATCATCTTGAGTATTACGAGTAGTTGATTTTTCTTCTGGGCGACCCATTTTTAAGTCATCTCCATACCCTACAGGAACGTTTTCTGGTTCAGAATACATTCTTCCTTTACCATAAAGTGAAGCTAAATCGTGTGGAGTACCATATGAGCGACCTGTTACTTTAGGATCGTTTCCTTCTTCCATAATTTGATTATAACGGAAAGCACGTTTCTGATCTTCGGCTAACAAATCTCTGTATTCATCGAATTCATCTTGGCTGAAGTTGAAGATGTTATCATAAATCCAGTCAGTAGGTAACAATTTAGTTTCCATAATCTTTTGAGCTAAATCAACCTTTTGAGTTAATAAAGCAATTTTTTCTTGATCATAGATAATTGAAGGACCTGTTAAATCTAACTCGAAATTGGTCAATTCTTCACCTGTGTATCCTTGCGAGTATAAGTGTACTAAAGCAATTTTATACAATTCAGACAACACAATTCGTTGAATACGATCAATTGTGCGAGCAAAACGGATATCTTCAGCAGCTAATGTTGCTTTACCTGTCAAATCTTTTTCGTAACCCATAAATGCTTTTGGAACTTTAAGGGCTGCAAATAATTTATCACGTAAATAAGTTACGTCTTGAATACCATCGTATTGTAAACCTGGAGTGGTTTCGATTTTAGTTGATGTATCATTCCCGCGAATCGGAATGTAAAAATCTTCTAATAAGTTTTGTTGGTTATATTTTAAATTATACTCACCAGTTTGACTATCCATTAATGGAGTACGTTTCATTGTAGAAATTGTCTTCTGCATGAAATTTTCTACCTCGTTTGGGGGAATAGAACCAACATTAATATAAAAAATACGACGGTCTGGGCTACGGGAAATTCTATGAATTAACATAGCATCTTCCATTAAAGCATATTGTTTAAAAATACGACGAGCGGGTTCTAGATATGAACGACCATAAGGGAGATAATTAACATCAGTTAATAATCTAAAATGAGCCATTTCATAATTATCAAAATAAATGCCATTTTCTTTATCCCTATCAAAAGTATTAGGAACACCATAATAACCAGAACCACCAGCATAAATGCCTTCTGGGGAGTATCTAAATCTTACAGCATTTGGATGTTCTCTATCGTAGTTTTCTTGTCTTTCAATATGGAAAGCAGTATAAGGAATTACATTATAAACACCAAATTTTTCAGCAATTTCCATTTTTAAGAAAAAGTCTCCGTATTTACACATTTGGCGAATCCAAGACCAAAGGTTGAATTCAATATTCAATACGTCATAAAACAAGTTATAAAGTATTTGTTGAATAT